ATGGCGGTCAATAAGAGCCTTATCTTCTTCGGTCAGGTACTTATACTCAGTCGTCATGACGTATCTATACGCAAACATTAACATATTTACGTGGTCTTGCAATTCGCCAGGCTTGATATAGATATTAGAGGCAATCATCTCCTCAAAGGTCTCTCTCTGACGGTCTTCAGCAAGCTGTAACTCATCGAACATACTAGGCAATTCATTAAGCTTAAGCATTTGCAATAGTTGGCGTGTCTCCATGCCCGCTTCTTTAAACAAAGGAACCAACGTGAGAATCTCTTCACGTCTGGTAATTGGGTCTAAGCTGAAGCTAGTACCGTACTCAACCACAAGGTCATATCCGCCCTCAATGTCGGCACCTTTTATGTCAATCGCCTCAAATGCCTTCTCTTTTCCTAAAACATGGATGGTTCGTGGCGTGTCCCAGTGCTTTTGAACAATCATTAAAAAGCGTTTATAAATAGATTCAACAAATAAAACGTACTTATTGAACAAGCGGCGTCTAATCATGTTACCTTGGTTAGTCGCGTACTGCATAGAAAAGCCACTCTGTTCACGAGATTGCTGACCAAACATGCTCTCATTAACACCAAACATGTCATCAATACCTTCACGCATCTTAGCGCGAATCTCAGTCATTGCAGGAGGGAGAGGCATTGGTTCCATAAAGTGAGCAGGCATCGAGCCCGTCATCTTAATAATATCATAAGGTGAATTGGTAATCGAATCGTCCGCCACCTCAGCACCCTCAGGCAAGATTAAGCGAGCAACACCGTGAGCTTTAATATTCTCAAGCATGACAGAGTCAGTGCGGTTTAAGTTATCTTGCATTGATGCAGCAAACTCAATACTTGACTTACCCCATACTTGTCCTGGCACGTCTAGGTCAGTAAGAATACTGAAAGGCAACACAGCTTTAGGCAGAGATTTATGTTGTCTCAGGTCTTTATCAATCTTAGGGGGGCTGTAGCTTTCTGGATTCTTTTCAACCTTAGTAACTAATTCACCGTTAACTGTGCAAACACAAAACCGGCCCATCATGCCGTTTAAAGGGAGGCCTTTTTCCCAGTACTGATACAACTCAACAGAGTCGTAATAATACTTTTCTAAAGTACTTGATGCACGACCACTATTTTGACTATTTACAGTCTGACCGTTTTGAATCCTGTATTTCTTTAACAGCTCTTCTTTTTCGGGGTAGAGAAAGCACGCTTGTTCGTATGGCATAACGATACGTTCGAAAATAAACCTAACGTCTTCCCATGCAGTAGCTTCCGCATCTAGATAAATGTTCCAAACGGAAGGAACAGTATAACTATAGTCGCCCTCCATTGTAAGCTCGCCGGTTTCTTCATCAATGTCCGTGATTTCGCCGGAATCTTTATCCCACATGTGCTTAGCAAAACCAGAACCATAAATCAGCGTATTGAGGTTGACCATATCTTGGCGTTCTTGCATGCTATATTGACGCATTGCATACCGAACAAGTCTGTCTGAGGCATCTGCGCGTCTGCGGTCTTCTGGGTCATTACTAGTTGGTCTAGGTACCACGCTAGGGGGGTTTGCGCTTAACTGAGCATGAATCAGCCTGACGTTCTTCATGCTGTAATTCGTACCAATGTTACTCTCGTTATTCTCGGGAGTGTCCATAGCTTGTAGGTCTGAATCGAAACTTATCGATACATCATTAATTGCACTAACTGGGCCGCCTTTATTAAACAAAGTACGCTCGTTACGTTCCCATTGACGCTCGACTTTATTTCGAGACGACATGGATTGGCTTAAGCGTCTTTGTAATTCTTTTTGTGCCTCTTCAGGCTGCCAAACTTGTAAGTAAGCCATCTTATTTCTCTTTTCTTCGTTCGGTAAGGTAATCCTTACCGCGTAACATTTTAGAACCATCAATATCTTTGGCATTCGTATTATACTTTAAGATAAGTGGCTCAATGATATAAACTATTTGTTCTTGCTCTTTTGATAACTTCTTAACATCTTGTAACTTCTCGTAAAGCCGCTGTAAGTAGTACCATTCTTTTGCGCTATCCTCATCAGAATCGACACATTTAGCGTAATCTTTTACTTTATCTAAAATAGAACAACGCTTATAGTCGTCAGGTACTTCTTTATATTCGCGTTTATTTTTAACTGGCTTAACTGGTTCAGTGATTATCGATATATTTAATTTCATTACCGGCCTCTTGAGATAGCGATAACATTAAACTGCCTGATAGACTCGGCTAACCGTCTTTCTAAGATTTTCTGCCGATTTAACATTCCAACAAAAATCAAACCATTTAAAGCAAAAGTCATTAGTAACATGTAAATAACCATTAGTTCCATAATTTGTAATTTCCTCTTCGCTGCCACTGTCTTATAGGCTTAACGCGCCCACCCTTAGACATCTTAGCCTGCTGATTTTCCATCTTCTTACGTTTAGCATTCGCTAATCTTAATTCTGCTTCCCAGGTCTGCGGAACAGAGCTTGGGTCAAACTTGGGTCTAAGGTCTGTGAAGTAATGCCAGCAATCCATGATATGATAACTTGATGCATTAACAATTCTGTCTGCGCCCTCGGCCCATTGGCAAGAACTAATCTCATTAAAGAACTCAATACACCATGGCGCGATTTTTACCTCGCCTTTTGATAGAGCTTGCTGAGCATTTTTAATAAGTTCGGCCTTCCTATTAGCTTTATCTGGAGGGAATATGAAATTCAACTGAGCCTTAGAGGCCTGTCCTATGAACCAACTGGCCTCAGGGTCAGAAATCCTACGGATAATGTTATATCCTGCAATTTCTTTCTTAACTTCCTCGACCATATCGTCAGGCGCGAAAATGTCCTCGATATACCGCGCTTTGACCATGAACCAAATACCATCTGTAGGACGCTCAGCCCATAAACTAAATCCGAACTTACTTTTTAGCGCCGGGTCCACAGAAACCACATGACGCCACCCTGGATGATATAAATCTCCAGGACTTTCAATCATTTTTTCCGGCTCCCACTGATAAACAGCAGAATCGCCAATAAACCAGTCACCGTCAAGCACTGAGCGACGATAACCTTCGCTAAATCCTTCAAGCTCTGCTAAAACTTCATCCTCGCGCCCCTTATATAAAGGGTTGTCAAGGCGTTTAAATCTATATAACTTACCGAAAGGCTCTTTTAAGGTGTCAACCGCACGTTTAATCTCTTCAGACCTAAACTTTGGTGTGAACGTCGCAACGAACATAGCGTCTGGCGCGCTTGCCCTTAGCCTAATCTCGTCATACAGGGCTGCGCTCGCGGGCATCTCATCAATCCACACATAATGCGCGGTATAACCTTGCATGTGCTTTCGGTTTTTCTCGCTTGAGTCGGCGTGAGTTAAGAAAACAACCTTATCGCCCGTTCTTTTATTCTCTGCATACTGTAATGAGCCAGCAACTTTTGACTCTCGCCACTCGCCATTATGCAAAAATGGTGAAATCTTCTTTCCCCAAAGCTCAATTTCCATCATCTTCCTATCCTGTCCTGCGACAATGATAAGAATCGGTGTGCCGCCCCATGAATCTGGACGCCGCCAACCTGGATGGTCCTCATTTAAAATCCACGCAATCTCTCGCGCAGGACAAGCAGACTTACCAGAACGGTTACCTGCACGGATAACACGCTGCTTAAAGCGGCCTATGTCACTAAAGAACTCTTGCTGAGCTTTAGTGGGCTTACTGTCAGGTACTGAAGGGTCAAAGCTATCCCGCTTCTCAAGCTTTTCTAAGCGTGAGAGAGCTGCAGCTAATTGACGGTCGGCACTTGACACAGGAATTACATTCCTTGTGAGCAGCGGACTTCATTAATCGTGACAGCAGAACCAGCGCCAGTGGTGGCGACTACACGTACTTGCTTCTTTAGAGGCATGTTCGCTTGGTCAGCGGCCACTTCAACGTTTTGACGCATGCTAAAGGTACCAGCAGCAGTAACTGAAGCGCTAGCATTTGCACCAGCTACATCAGCCCAAGCCTCAAAGTTACCTGAGCGCATTTGCAATTTAACAGTGATACCGGCACCAACTGTAACAGCAGAGGTGACAACATCAACTCGTAGGTTTAACGAACCGTTATAAGTCAGTCCAATTTCATTGCTGATTGCTTCGTTTGTTAAGCTGGCCCCAAGAACCTTCGTTGGCTTAACTAATCGAAAGTCTTGCGGGGTGTATGAATTTGCCATTTATTATTATCTCCTAGATAATGTTATTAAATTAATGTGGCTTCTTGTTGATAATTATCCATAAAATCATCTGCGTCTAATTTATCTAAAACGCAAACATATTCAAAAGTGTCTTTATATGTAAATAAATAATAGTTACCATTTTTATCTGCGTATGAAATAGATAACTCATGATAATCGACTTTATCTTTAAAATCAGTCCAATCTAAAGTAATGTTTGTCATTATACGTAATACACCGTAATATTGTTACTATTAGAACCGCTAGTTACTACAGTCAGTCCAATAGCAAATTCTGCAACCATCGGTATAAAGTTTGGACCAGGCTGACCTGAGCTACTTAATAGTCCGCCAGAAGGGGTACCAATCTCAAATGTGGCAATTTTAGTTCCAGAAGCTGCGGTATTATCATAAACTGTAATAGTGCCGCCAGTCGTGTTGTTGTTAATACTAATTCCACGCACCACACCATTTCCAGATTTAACAGTAACAGTAGTATTGCCTGTAATATTTCTATACTTGTTTCTGAATTGACCTAAGAAGAAACTAGGCTTATTAGACAGAGCTTTATAGTTAGTTTCAAAATCAACCACATCAGCCTGTTCGTCCTTGATTAAACTAATACTCCAAACTAATACGCCTTCGTTTAAATAGATATCGTATCGAGTAGGAAATTCAATGTACTGAAGACCTAATTGTTTAGCGATAGCTAAAGTTTTAAACTCGGTCCACGTGGCTATTGTCAGTTCTTCCATTTACGTTTCCTTGATAATGTAAACGAGAGCTTGAGTTAGCTGTCTGGCAAATAAAATACCGCCATTTGCATCAGCTGCAATGGTTATACTGCTATTAAATTTTATTGGTTGTTTAAGAGACCAATCAATGTTAGCGCCGTTAATAACAATCCCGCTACCTGATTGACGACGGTCAGTACTATTTGAGGTTGACTGAAAGCCGCCTAAAGTGGTTAAAGTCTGCCCAGTCATAATATTCTCGCCATCAACTTGTAGTCTAAATAAAACTGCCGCGTTGTTAAATTCAGCGCTAAATCCTAAAAGATAACCTGAGCCAGAGTAAGTATAAACTGTGGTGTAGCTTCCGGTGGAAAGGGGGACAGGGGTGGTTACGAGGTCCACTCTAGTCTTGCTACTAAAGGACGCTGTAACAGCGCCAGAGATACTTGATATCGTGGTATCAACTTTTAATCGGTCGCCTGTTACCCCGGCTTTATTTCCGGTGGCCTGGTCTACGACTGAAGTCTGAGTGGAGCCTTGACTAATAGCCATACGTTAACCTAACTCCTGCACTATAACTGAGTTGCTCGCAGAACCTGCGATTAAGAATAGGCCGATATCGGTACCAAAAGGAAGGTTTACAAAGCCGCCTGGAGCGATGGGGATGCCTTTTGTGGCACCCGTCGTGGTGACACCTGAAGGGCCGTAATAAATAGTTGCTAAACTGTCGTTATAGATAATAATTTCTTGGCGATTAGCTAAGTTAGACCCGCCAACACAAGCTTGCACCTGAGAGGTACCAACAGTTATGACGGTAGATATATAGCTGCCATCAACGACATCACTAAAACTACCAGAAGAGCCAAAGCTCATGGTTAACTCTTTTTAGCTTTAGCCTTATCCGCTTGATGTAGTTTTACAACTTCCATCACGTGGTCTTCAACTTTAGAGGCCAATTGGTTATAGAATTGTAAGTATGAGATTAACTTTGCTGAATCGCTAATAGACATATCGTCGAATCTGGCCTTCTGATTTAACAGGTAACCAAACTCCCGTAGCTTCTTAACATCTTCTTCCGTAAAGCCGCTCATACTCACTCCTTAAATTTTTAAAACTTAGCTTAGCTCAAGCAACCGTGCATCACGAGTACCAGTGTTGGTTACTGCATGAACAGAAACTGCTGGTCCGCATCTAAGTTCGGCAACCGAGCCTGAACCGAGAGGGAAACCGTTAGCGGTCGTTACACCTGCTGCACCGATATAGATGATACCAGAACCGCTGTTCTGAATCAAGAGATATTTACGGTTAGCAAGCTGAGAAGCCAAGAGAGCGCCAGTTGTAGTCGTAACATCTTTTTGCGTCTGCAAGATAGCAATGTTAGCTGTATCGTTAACTAAGAGTTCGCTGTTTCTAGAGCGGTTACGGTCCCAAGTGGTTCCGTTATAAGCCATACCAAATGCGTTAACATCCAAGCCTTGGACGTTCGCGGCAACTACTGCATCAGCAGAAGCGGCCCCACCAGTTGACCTAAAAGTTTGGTCAGCATCACCAGGCGCGGCAGAACGTGCATGCGCAATCATACCCACGTTATCTGGGTCTGGGTTAGTGCCTACGTTATAAACACCGTTTATGTCAACAGTAAGCGAGTTCAAGATGTTAACATCAAGACCAGTGTCTGCGCCAACTACCGTACTAGTGATAGCTGTACCGGCTCCATCATGTGCCCATGCCTGCACGCTATCTTGAGCGGCATCAAGGTCACGAATGTCAAGGTCAACAGCATCGACAGTAATCGAGCCGCCACCATCACCAATAACCCAAGGACTGGTGCCCTGAACTACAGTTACAGAGTCCGTAGCGCTATCTAAATCTCTGATGTCCAAGTCAACTGCGTCAACAGTGATTGAACCACCGCCGTCGCCGATAACCCATGGGGACGTTCCTTGTTCCGCTGTAACTACATCCGCATTTGTTAATGCACGGATGTCGCGTGGGTCGATAAGCGTACCAGTAGGGTCTAATACAAACCCGCCAATAGTATCACTTTCGGTGAAAGCCTCCGCGATGTCAAAAAATATTCTATTCTTCCATCCCATTAAATTAATCCTTTCTTAAGATTATGTCCAATATATCAACTGGACTGGGGTATTGTCTTTATTGCTTTGTAAGTATAAGGTTAAAGAGGCGTCAGAGTTTATGTTAGTTTCTTCCTCTGTATTTGTGGGGAAGACTGTAACAAAGGTTGTGCCTGACTCGCCTGAGATATATGCATACTGTAATTTTGCAGTATTAAGCGCCTGAAATCTAAAACGTTTTACAGACGGTAACACCACGGCCTGCTCCGCGCCTGCCGTGGTTAATATAAAATTCTGAATTGTCGGATTAGTGACTAATAGAGGGGTTAAGTCCACCTCAATTTGGGCGTCATCTGCGCCCGCACCGCCTCGGCTAATTCCCCGCGCCCTGATTTCGTATTCACATGAACCTGTGTAGCTGACCGTGACTCTTATCGTAGATAAGATGTTTACAGCGGTCCTTATTACTGGCTCAGCGGTTGGGGAGGTTATACTAGGGAACGTAATAACATTACGCTCGTCCTCGTTGCCCAGGGTATCAACTACGACGTTAACACTTCCGGTAACTGAAATTACATTAACGCTTACCAGCACACCGTCTGCGTCAACACCAAACTGATGGGTGTCTGAACCAGCCGCGGTTGGGCTGTTCTTTAAGACCGGGAAGGTCTTACCGACGGGGAGGGGACTGCCTAATGGTCCTTTAGCTACAACCATATATTAACCCAAATCTTTCAGAATGTCAACATAATTAAATAATCTCATCTGCTAAGCCCTCAGCAACAGCCTGTTCAGCCGTTAAAATATAATCCTTCTGACACTTTTTTTGCCAGTAACTACTTGGTTTACCTGAACCTTCTGCATATATATTATACATCATCTTATTAATATGTTGCCCAAACTTCGCCCAGTTAAGCGTGTCATTAGGACTCCCGGCGACTTCGTCTTGTCCGTCATGGACCATAACGATACAGTGCTTACTTAAGGTGCGTTTATCCGCCGCCTGTAATATAATGCTGGCCGCAGACATACACTGCCCGGTAGCTAAAATTTCAACATGACACGGACTTCTCTTAATTGCATCATAAATAGCTAGACCTTGATATACGTCGCCCCCCGGACTGTTCAGAACAATCTTGATGGGCTCTTCTGGCTTCGTTTCTAACAGGGCTAATCCTTTAATGACGCGTTCTGTGGTCAGCGGGGATATCTCATCCGCCCCATACACATCAGAGAGCGTGTGGGTCGAAATAGACCCTATATAGAGGGTTCGGCCCTCCAGCCATATATCATAATCATAAAACTTATCTAAGTGGTCCTTACTTAACCTAGCCATTTGACTTCTCGCAAGGCTTGTCCCAGGCAGTTCCGTGCTCGCCGCACCGTGAGCAATTATCCTCATCGCAGCAACCGCAACTATCGCAAATCCATCCGTCCTTATAAATTACCCATGTATGCAGGTCGTTAGGTCGTTCCATCAGCCGCCCCGTCAGTTTCAGTCTTAGTGACGTTCCTTAACAAGCGAGGTGCCGCCTTCTCAATAAATGCCTGTAATTGCTGACGAGACATTTTCTGAATGTTTGCATCAGAAAAGTTCTCTTGCTGGTCCCGGCCTGATAACTGTGCGATAATCTTACCGATTTGCACGATTGCGTTATGATTAGCCTCAGGATTAAGTAATAGTTCCTCAGCCTTATCCATCCAGAGCATATAAAGATACTCGATGCGCTCTGAGGCTTCGTCCTTGTTACAGAACCAATCAACAAAACCCTCAAGCTTCCACCAGCTATTCAGCTGAGTGTTATTAGTCAGCTGCACCGCCGCGGCTAATGTCACTCTGTCCGCGAGCGATGGGTCAAAGTCAATCCGTTTCCAGAACCTAGCTTTACATGCGCGCATCAAAGGGTTTGGTACAAAGACCAGGTCAACCTGTTTCTTCAGTTCTATAATATCAGTATCATTAACTTTTTTCATTCTATACATCCGTAGGTAAAGCTACTTTAATGACAAGTTCTTTCTTATCAGTCTGATGGTATGAAATCATACCTAATGCCTGCAGCCAATCAAGTGCCTCTATAACGCGTGAATTTGAGCACCTAAGCGATTTAGCCACTTCGGGCAGGCTTACCCTTCTCCAGACGAATAACTCGCCCAGACGGTCATTCTGGCCCTTATACAAGAGTTTAACTAAGAGGCGATATGGCATGTGGCGGGATTTAAATAATTTAGACATTAATAGACTTTCAGTCTTACTTAATTAGATTTACCTAATCTAACATAACATTTTTAAATTGTCAACATCATACTTCTTATATAATATTAACTACTTAGATATTAAGGCAAATAATAATACCATCCCGTCTGAAATAATTATTGACAACATCTAAACCGCATGCTATGATGACGAGGTAGTCGGCCAAAGTCAACCTTATATAGGCAGTTATTAGCTAGCTATATACTGCTTTAGTTATACTGCTTATATGAGCTATCAATAAGAGCGTCCCAAGGATACAGGCTTATAGCTCTTATGTACTGCTTTATCAGGTTGATTAGTACTAGCTAATATAAGCATTACTGTTAATACGGCCCGATTAACATCATGTCGCAAGGCCGTTATAGACCAGCCTATTATATTAATAGCTTGGGGCGGCCAGTCTATAAGGGCGCGAAATCATTCATATTATTATCTTAACTATATGTTTTAGCTAGTTAATATGAAATATTTTCATTAAGTGCTTGACAATTCCACTTAAGTATATTATATTAATAATATCATCTGAACTGCTCTTATTGGGCAATGTAAGTTGATACCTTCTCTGAAAAGAGAGAGCCATACAGGCTGAGTCCCTCCCCACGACGGCAACACCCGCAATGATTAACTTCATGCGGGTTTTGTTTTTTATGAGAGGTTCAATACGCCATGAGCGACGAAAATAAGTTCCTCTTTACGTAAGTGATGCTAGGGTGTGACCTACAACCTACAGTCTGGTGAGAATGCGGGCCAAGAAGTGCTAGTCAGACCGTCACTTATCTTAATCATATCTAAATTTTACACCCCCCAAAGACAACCCAGCTTGTCACAAAAACATACCACTTTTTCTTACAAAACCAGTCCGGCCCATTAAATTCGTTAATAAAA